GATAATGGAAAGATCTTCTATCTCGGAAATCCTTATCAAATGTATTGGAATGATGTAGATGATAAGAGAGGATTTCATATCTTTGATACCGAAACATTAGAGTTGCGAGCAATAGATAATCCATTTGAACTTTTCAAAAAGATTCACTACAACGATACCAACCATCAACTGTTTGATTATCGATCCTGCTCTGAAAAATATGTAAAACTTATCGTTGAGCAAAAGAGCAGTCAAGCCAAGTACAATAAATTTGTTGACAAGCTATTGACATCAGGTGCCCATGAGGTTAAAATTATTGAGAATGTCATTGTAAATGATCTTAATGATGTCAATGTCGATCAAATTGAGGACACTGTATCCATGCTAAAAACTTACGTTGATGACGTGGATACATCCTTAAACAAGAAGTCCGTCATGTCATACATAGAAGAGATTTACAGGGAGGCATGTGAAGTAGGGTGATGTACGTCATAGCCTTAAAGGATAATGTAAAGGATGGTCTTTACGCAGTTGAAGATGAGTATGGAAATAAAATTCTATACCTATTTTCCGAAGAAGATGACGCTGAAAGGTATGCTGGTCTTTTAGAGGCAGACAATTATCCTGAACTTGCAGTCATAGAAGTTGAAGAGAAAAGCACCATGAAAATATGTGAAGCGAACAACTACACATACACAATCATTGACTCCGACGATTTAGTAATTCCTCCCGATTATCATGATACTATTCAAGAAGATTAAATGGAAAAACTTTTTAAGCACTGGAAACCAACCGACAGAGATTAATTTTACTGAGTATGAAAATACTCTGATCATTGGTACTAACGGTGCTGGAAAGTCTACAGTCCTGGACGCATTAACATTCGTCCTTTTCAATAAGCCATTTCGTAAAATTAACAAACCACAACTAGTCAATTCTCAAAATGACAAAGAGTGTCTTGTTGAGATTGAATTTAGTGTTGGCAATGTCGAATATAAAGTTATTCGTGGCATGAAGCCAACTGTATTTGAAATTCACAAGAATGGCGAAAAGCTTCCTCAGAAAGCAGACTCCAAAGATGATCAACGTCATCTTGAGGCAAACATCTTAAAACTGAATTACAAGTCCTTCACACAGATTGTGGTTTTAGGATCTAGTAGTTTTGTCCCATTCATGCAACTTCCTGCTGCTGGAAGACGAGAAGTTATTGAAGATCTTCTTGATATCAAGATCTTCTCTTCCATGAATGATATTGTTAAGACTAAAATCAAAGATAGTAGAGATCAGATTAAAATTTTAGAACTGAAAGAAAGTTCTACAGAAGATAAGATCTCAATGCAAAGATCCTTTATCAATCAACTTCAAAATCTTGGTCAGAAAGAGATTGATGAGAAGATTGAAAAGATCACAGATCTTACAAGTCAGATTGATTCTGTCTCTGAAGTCAATGATGGTAAGCAAAATGAATTACAAACTGTAACAAATAAGCTAGAAGATTTTTCTAATCCGTCAGAGAAACTTCGCAAGTTAGGGAATCTAAAGGGTAAGTTGTCGCAAAAGGTCTCAGTTATTACTAAAGAGCATAAGTTCTTTACTGAGAATACGGTTTGCCCAACCTGTACACAAAGCATTGATGAGTCTTTTAGGTTAAATAGAATTACAGACGCTCAAAATAAAGCAAAAGAGTTGCAATCTGGATACAATGATCTGGAGAACGCAATTAAGGAGGAGGAAGAACGAGAGCGTCAATTTATTGCCCTATCAAAGGAGGTTACCTCCCTAACGCATGAAATTTCTCAGAACCATACTAAGATCTCTGGATATGAACAACAGATACGAGAATTACGATCTGAAATTCAAAGAACTACCGAACAACTTGAAAATCAAAATTTTGAGCATGACAAGTTAGAAGGTTACCAGAGAACTTTAGGTGAGATTCAAAATAACCTCTCAAAGAATAAGGAGACGCTAGATTATTATGATTTCATCTACCTTCTTCTGAAGGACGGTGGAGTTAAGACTAAGATCATTAAGCATTATCTTCCTTTGATTAACCAGCAGGTTAACAAATACCTCCAGATGCTAGATTTTTATATTAACTTCACCTTAGATGAGGAGTTCAACGAAAAAATTAAATCCCCAATACACGAAAACTTTTCGTATTCATCCTTCTCTGAAGGAGAAAAAATGAGAATCGATCTGGCACTTCTTTTCACTTGGAGGGAAGTTGCCAGACTCAAGAACTCTGTGAATACTAATCTGTTAATCATGGATGAAGTTTTCGATTCTTCTCTTGATGGGTTTGGTACAGATGAGTTCCTGAAGATTATCCGTTATATCATCAAAGATGCAAATATCTTTGTCATCTCTCATAAAACGGATCTTCATGATAAGTTCTTAAATGTTATCAAGTTTGACAAAGTAAAGGGGTTTAGTCGTATAGTCTAAATACATAAAAACGGGTGATAGTATGCTATCAACACAATACCGCCTTCGTCTTGAATTCATTTGTCAGCGTATTGTAAACGGGGAAGAAGTAAAACTCGAAGACATGATCTGGGCAGATAAACTTGCTAAAGCAAATGGTTCTGCTAGAGAGATGCTAAGAAAAGCAAGACGCCAAGCTTTAAATCCCGATATGCAGGAGGGAAGTCTGGACGATTTTATGAATAAGATGGATCTAGGAGATCCTGATCCATCAAATCATACAACTGGATTTCAGAGTGCAGATGAGATTGTAGATTGGTTTAAGAGGGACAAAACCGATGACTGGAGACAGAGAGACTGATAATACCTTGTGGTATGATGAAATCATCAATCAATTAGAGGACAATGAAAGTTCCAAACTGGCAGCACCATTCCAAGAAGGAGCAGAAGCGGAAACTGAAACCGCAAGCACTCCGACAAGCAAAGGCACGACTGAGCCAATTTAAAAAGCGTCACATGACCTCGCCCCAAAAGCGAGGTTTTTTTGTATATTGACTTCAGTTCAAGAAAACCACCATGGCTGTCAACCACGAAGTTAAAGGACAACTTGCCCGTCTCCTGGCAACAGAAGACCTCATAGTAGAGCACAAGAAGGTCTCTACGGCGTGTTTCAACGTCCATAGCCGTGTATTGACCCTCCCGCTTTGGGAGAGGGCTTCTGGAGCCATATACGACATGCTGGTGGCGCATGAGGTTGGACATGCATTGTATACCCCAGATGAAAACTGGTTAAAGGAGTACAAAATTCCCCCTTCCTTCGTAAACATTGTTGAAGATGTTCGCGTTGAGAAGTTGATGAAACGCCGTTATGCTGGTTTGAATAAGACTATGCATCGTGGTTATAAAGAGTTCCATGAAGATGATTTCTTCTCAATTGGTGAGGAAGATCCCAATGAATATAATCTTGCCGATCGTGTCAACCTTCATTACAAGATTGGTGCTTTTGTTGAAATTAAGTTTACCGATGAAGAGAAGAGTCTTGTTAAACTGATTGGTGATTGTGAAACCTTTGAGGATGTTCTTAAAGCAGCAGAGCTTCTTTATGATTACTGTAAGCAAGAGAAAGTAGAAGATATTTCTGCTGAAGGTTGTGAAATGTCTGGCAATCAAGATGGTCAGGCAAGTGATTTTGTGGAAACTCCTTCTGAAGAAGGTGATTCTGGTGAAGAAGGAAATAGTGAGGAGGGTGATACCGAGACTGGTGAAAATGATCCTCAACTTGATGTTCCTAGCTTTTCCAGTGGTGGACAGCATCATGAAGAACCAGAGACTAAAACTGATCGTCAGTTGCAGGATGCCATTGAGGAGCTTGCAAATATGGGAGAATGGGCAAATGAAAACGTTTATGTTGAATTTCCAACTCTAAATTTGGATAGTGTGATCGCTTCTAATAAAGAAGTTCATGATGTCATCACTAAGTTCTGGAAGCATGAAGAGGATGATCGTAAGCAATATGGTGAAGAGAAGAATGTTTTCCATTGGGCTGATACTGATTACAATGAGTTCAAAAACTCTGCTAAGAAAGAGGTCAATTATTTGGTAAAAGAGTTTGAGTGCCGTAAAGCAGCAGATTCTTATGCTCGTGCAACAACTGCTCGCACTGGAGTTCTTGATTGTTCTAAATTGCATACCTACAAGTACAATGAAGATCTGTTCCAGAAAGTTACCACTCTTGCTGATGGTAAGAGTCATGGACTGATATTCATCCTTGACTGGTCTGGATCTATGGATCGAGTTCTTCTGTCTACCATTAAGCAACTCTACAATCTCATCTGGTTCTGTAAGAAAGTTTCTATTCCTTTCGATGTTTATGCATTCACTAATGAGTGGAACTGTGTGACTTATGATGAGAATAATCGGGCTATTTTCCCTACCCCGCACCACAAAAAAATTGACGGACATTTGGTGGTTGACGAGCAATTTGCTTTGATGAATTTCTTCACCAGCAAAACAAAGAATTCTGAACTTGAAGCCCAAATGCGAAACATCTATAGGATTGCATACGCTTCTTACAATCGTTACCATTACAGCCACTATGGAATTCCTGTTCGTCTTGGTCTTTCTGGAACTCCTTTGAATGAGTCTCTAATTGCACTGAATCAAATTATCCCCCAGTTCAAGCAAAAGAACAAACTTCAAAAAGTTCATACTATTGTTTTGACTGATGGTGATGCTCCTGGTTTGAACTATTACAATGAATACACCTGGCAAGATGAAACTCGTATCGGTGTCAAATCTTTTAGGAGTAACAAGTGTTTTATTCGTGACCGTAAGACTGGGAATGTTTATTCTCCTGATTGGCACCTTGATTCCGCTGCTGGTTTCACCGATATGATTATTCGTTATCTGAGGAATCGTAATCCTGAAGTTAGCTTTATTGGTATGCGTATTCTTTCATCTGGTGAGTCTGGAAGCTTTATGCGTAGGTATATGAGAAGCACCGAATCAATTTCCAAGGCAGTTGCAGATTGGAAAAAGCAAAAAAGTTTCTCTATGAAAGAATGTGGGTATCATACTTACTTTGGTCTTTCTTCAACTGCTCTATCTAACGACACTGGTTTTGTTGTTTCTGACTGTGCATCAAAAACTGAAATTCGTAATGCTTTCAAAAAGTATTTGAGTGCTAAGAAACTGAACAAGAAAGTTCTAAATGAATTTGTGCAATTGATTGCATGAGGGGCTAGTCCCCTCTTTTTTATAAATAAAAAAAAGCGTTTATAGTAGAGATGAACTTACTAGAAGCATACAATGATGTTTATAATACTCAGGATAATCTCCTAGAGGATTTAGTCAATCTTGGACTCGATCTTTTCTTTGACACTGAAGACGAAGCTGTATACTTTGCTGAGCAGTTAATTGAGGATGATCTTCTAGAAATTTTCTTTGAAGATCTTGCTGAAGAATTGGATGTTGATATATCTGAATTTTTATCTGAAGGAGTTCTTTCAGAAGTATTAGGAGCTGCTAGACTTGTTGTTAATGCTTTAAGTAAAGCTGGTAGAATTAAGGCTGGTCTTTCAAAAGGTGCCGCACTTGCTAAGACTGGGGATAAACTTGTAAGAGGAGCTGCTGCATCATCAACAGTCAGAGCTGCAAGACTTGCAAGAACTCCAGTGCGAGCACCAGTTGCCAACAGATACGCACAGGCACTTCAAACAAAGAGAGCCGCCAGAGGTCTTCCTGCTGCTGGGCAAACTACTGCTGGTAGCCTAAAGGCAACAACCCAAAGAGGAATGGCTCGTCATAATCAAGCAGTTGGTGCTGCTCAGCAGCAGGTTTCTCAGGCAGCAACAGTTGCGAGAGCCTTCATGAAAGCTATGAAGCAGGGAGAAGCTAGATCAAAACTTGCAAGAGCAGCCGCAGGAACAAAAGGATCCTCTGTTAGAATTGGACAACCTGGATCGGTTAAGGCAAAGGTTAATGTAAAACCGACCACTATGAAGGATCCATATCCAGCTAAGCTTGATGCTCCAGCACCGAGACCAAAGTTTGGTAACCTAACTGATACTGGTCTTCCTGACAAACCAACCAAGTACATGAAGCTGACTTCACCAAAAGCGAAGCCAGCTCCTTCACCACAACCAAAAGCAGCTCCAGCCGCAGCAAAAGTCGCCCCAAAAGCGAACGTAATGACTAGTGGTTCTGATGCTTTGAATAAAGCCAGAAGAGCTAGTGCTGCTGCCCTCGCAACCGCAGCCACCGCAGGTTCTGCAGTTCCTCTTGCGGGTGGTGATAATAAGGAGAAAAAGAGTGATCCAAGTGCTAGCATTGGTAAATACAACACCAAGGATCCTGACGGCACAGTAAGAGATCGTTTAAAGGTTGGCCCTAAGATTGTTGGCCCTAAGAAGCCAGCTAAGCTTGGAACCACTGCCAAAGCATTTGATAAAGAGTTTGCTGCCCAAAGAGCAGCTGGTGCAAAAGAATTTGAATTCAGAGGCAAAAAGTACAGCACTAAACTCAGAGGTGAGGAAGTTGATACCTTTGACATCATTAAGGATCATTTGATTTCTGAAGGATTTGTTGACAGTGAGGAAAATGCTGTTAAGATGATGGCACATTTGAATGAGGCAGCCATCACTAAACTCTTATTGAAGCTTCAGAAAGTTCTACCAAAATTATCAGCCTCTGGTCAAAGCCAAGCTAGAAAGGTCATCGGCAAGCAGACTAGAGTTGATGCTGATCTTGCAAGACAGAAAATGTCTCCAGTTTACAAGCAGCAATCCCAGCAAAGAGCGGCTAGAGACCCTGGTGAAAGAATCAATCAGTCACTAAACGCGGCAGAAAGAAATTCGTCAATGCGCTGATGTGCCACTTTTAAAACTGTCTGCAGGGGGGTTGTTGACCCCCCTTTTTCATGTATATTAGATCTGTTGAGATTCAACACCACCAAATGCCTCGGACAATTGCTATGACCAACGATCAAATCTTCACTGACCTCAAGAGCATGTATGGCACTGAGATCACTTCTGGTGATATCCGTGGTTACTGTGCCATGAAGAATCTTTCTTATCCCACTGTCACTAAACGTCTTGAGCAATTCAAAACTACTCGTGGTCGCTGGAATCTTGAAGTGACCGAAGAAGCTGTAAATAGTATCGAACGTTCTTTCAGCTCTCCTGCTGTTGAACCATCTTTTGAGCAAAACCTCATTCCACAAAAAGATGATACCTTCGTCCGTTTTGGTAGCTACAACGATATCAAAAAGATTATTCAGTCCCGTCTTTTCTATCCTGCGTTCATTACGGGTCTTTCGGGTAATGGTAAGACGTTCTCGGTGGAGCAAGCTTGTGCCCAACTTGGACGTGAACTTGTTCGCGTAAACATCACTATTGAAACTGATGAAGATGATCTCATTGGCGGATTCCGTCTCGTCAACGGTGAGACTGTTTGGCATAATGGTCCAGTCATCGAAGCCATGGAGCGCGGTGCGATTCTATTGCTTGACGAGATTGACCTGGCTTCCAACAAAATTCTTTGCCTTCAATCAGTCCTCGAAGGTAAAGGTGTTTTCCTGAAAAAGATTGGTAAGTATGTCCGTCCTACTGCTGGTTTCAACGTGGTTGCTACTGCTAACACTAAAGGAAAGGGTTCTGATGACGGTCGCTTTATCGGCACTAACGTCCTCAACGAAGCATTCCTTGAGCGATTCCCTGTGACCTTTGAGCAAGAATATCCTGCTACCTCTGTTGAGATGAAGATCGTCAACAATGTTGCCAAGGAACTTGACTGTCACGATGAGGACTTCTGCAAGCGTCTTGTTGATTGGGCAGACACCATTCGTAAAACTTTCTACGATGGTGGTGTAGAGGAAATTATTTCCACTCGCCGTCTTGTGCATATCATTCGGGCATATGCAATCTTTGGTGACAAAGCAAAGGCAATTCAAACTTGCATCAATCGCTTTGATAGTGAAACCAAGCAGTCCTTCCTGGAACTGTATGACAAAGTGGATGCAGATTTCCAAATGCCCACCGAACAGGTTGACTACTCTGCTCCTTTCTGATATAATGAACACTGATTGGGTACATGAATACTTAGGTTCTATGTACCCTAATATTCCTAACAATTGTACTGAACCTATCGTTATGGATGAACATCCTTATTCAGAGTATGAATTCTCTATGTCCTTGAATGACAATGACCAAATCGTAATTGAAAAAACACCTGTTATGACTGAACCCACCAATCATCATTGGAAGTACAATGAAGACAAAATCCTTGCTGATGTTAAGGATTATGTAACCAGAACTTATATGAGTCACTATTGTGGTAGCGACAATGACTACCGTGATATTCAGACTATCGATCTTATGGCTGCTAAGGAACTTGCTGCCAACTTCTGCCAAGCAAACATTTTGAAGTATGGATCTCGTTATGGGCAGAAAGATGGTCGCAACAAGATCGATCTCCTAAAAGTCATTCACTATGCAATGCTTTTGCTTCACTTCGACGGTCATTATTCTAGGCAGAATAATGGCTTGACTGAATTCCGCTGATAATGAAACTTCGTGAACCTATGAAAATTTCTGAAAAGACCGCACAACTTCTGAAGAATTTCTCTTCGATCAACCAGTCCCTTATGTTCAAGGCTGGCAATAAGATCAGGACGATTTCTGTGATGAAGAACATTTTTGCTGAAGCTACTATCACAGAAGAGATTCCTCGAACCTTCGGCATTTATGATTTGAACCAGTTCCTTCAAGGTATTTCTCTTCACTCTGATCCTGAACTTTGTTTCAAATCTGATAATCATCTTTTGATTAGAGGTGGTGGTAACACTACTAAGTATTATTTCACCGATCCTTCGGTTATTGTTAGTCCTCCAGAGAAGACTATTTCTCTTCCCACTGAAGATGTTTGCTTTAATCTTTCTTCGGATCAACTTACTCAGCTTATCAAAGCTGCTGCTGTTTATGGTCTAGAGGATATTTCTGCAATCGGTAATGGTTCTGAGATCAGTCTCTTGGTTCGGGACAAAGAGAATCCTACTTCCAACGAATTCTCTATCAATGTTGGTCAAACTGAATCTGAGTTTGTGTTCAACTTCAAAGTTGAGAACATGAAGATCATGCCTGGAAAATATGAAGTAGTTGTTTCTGCTCCTAACATGGCACGATTCTCTAACACTGCTTTTGATCTTGTATACTACATTGCTCTTGAACCTGATTCTACGTTTGGATAACCATGAGTATTACGCAAGCAATGACTTTACTAATGCTTGCAAAGTGCATAAAGCATCCTAATCTTGGGTTGCATTTGATTATTTTTATTTGCCAAACGAATCTTGATTATGCGTAATGATTATCTCTGGGTCGAGAAGTATCGACCCCAAAAAATTGAAGATTGTATTCTTCCAGACAACATCAAAAAAACTTTTACAGAGTTCTTAAATAGTGGTGAGATTCCTAATCTTCTCCTTGCTGGTTCTGCTGGCGTAGGAAAAACAACTGTAGCAAAAGCACTTTGCAACGAACTTGGAGTAGATGTTTATGTCATCAACGGATCCGACGAGGGTAGATTCCTCGATACTGTCAGAAACAATGCGAAGAACTTCGCTTCGACCTTATCGCTTACGTCAACTGCTAAACACAAAGTCATCATCATTGATGAGGCAGATAACACAACCCACGACGTACAACTCCTATTACGGGCGTCTATTGAGGAATTTGCTAACAACTGCAGATTCATCTTCACCTGTAACTACAAAAACAAAATCATCCAGCCCCTCCATTCAAGGTGTGCAGTCGTTGATTTCTCAATCAAAGGAAAGGAAAAAGCCTCACTGGCAGGATCCTTCTTCAAGCGTTTACAGAACATCTTGGATGCGGAAGGCGTCAGCTTCGATCAAGCAGTACTTGCAGAGCTTATCAAAAAGCACTTCCCAGACTGGAGACGAGTCCTCAACGAATGCCAAAGGTATTCAGTAGGCGGAAATATCGACTCTGGAATCCTTACTACATTTTCTGATGTTGCAGTAGATAGCCTTGTCAAAAATCTTAAGGAAAAGAAGTATCCTGAAGTACGCAAGTGGGTCGTCAATAATTTGGACAATGATCCTGGTGTACTTCTGCGTCGTGTTTACGATGCTTGTTATGAAAATTTGGTGGCTAGTAGTATTCCTGCTGCTGTCCTCATCATTGCTAAGTATCAGTATCAGGTCGCATTTGTTGCCGATCAAGAGATCAACCTTCTGGCGGCTTTGACTGAGATTATGGTGGAGTGTGAGTTTAAGTAATGGAATTGAAAGATTGGCTGAACTCTATCAATCAAACGAAGATTAATTTTCTGGATGAAGATCCATCATTGAAAAAAGAATATCCTCCATTCATTATTAACAAGTGTATGGCTGGTCATATTGATTGTGTCATGTTCGCTAATGAAATGAACTTGTATCCAAATCTGGATAAGAAGCTTCAATATGACTTTTATATAAATATTGTGAGGAAAAGGAAAAGATTTTCTCCTTGGCTCCGCAAAGACAAAATCAAAGATCTTGATGCAGTTAAATCTTACTATGGTTATAGTAATGAAAAGGCTCAACAAGCTTTGTCAATTCTGTCAAAAGAACAGATCGAATTTATTAAAAAGAAACTTGATGTTGGAGGAACAAAATGAGTGTTGTATCTGAGCCTGAGGTAAAGTGGACTCCCGACCAAATGGTTGAGGTTATTCTTAATGAACCTGATGATTTTCTCAAGGTTCGTGAGACACTTACGCGCATTGGTGTAGCCAGTAGAAAGGAGAAGACACTGTATCAATCGTGTCACATCCTGCATAAACAGGGTAAGTATTACATTGTTCACTTTAAAGAACTGTTTGCTCTTGATGGCAAACGTGCTAATCTTACTGTGAATGATGTTCAGCGTCGCAATCGTATCACTCAACTGCTTGCAGATTGGGGTCTTATTACTATTGTGAACGTTGATAAGATTGTTGACATCGCACCACTTAATCAAATTAAAGTCCTTGCTTATAAAGAAAAGGATGAGTGGACTCTAGAAACCAAATACAATATTGGTAAGAAGAGGAAAGTAGAAGAGAACTGATTCTTCATGGAAATACTTGATAATTTTCTAGATGACTACTACTTCAAAAGTCTTTATGACATTGTTGGTAGTAGTCACTTCCCTTGGTATTGGAGCCACGTTGTTAACACAGAAGATCTTTTGGTAGAAGATCAGCAATATAACTTTCAATTTGGACACACTCTATTCAAAGATGGTCAGTCCAATAGCGATAAGTTTGAATTCTTTCTTCCATTCTTATCAAAACTTCCAAACATGAAGACTTTGATTAGAATGAAGATTAATTTAAATCCAAAGTCTCATAAAATTATCAGACATGGATTCCACACCGATTTTGAAGGTGATGGAAAAACCGCAGTATTCTATTTTAATACTTGCAATGGATATACTGAGTTTGAAGAAAGTGGAGATATAATCAAATCAAAGGAGAATAGAATAGTTATCTTTGATATGATGGAAAGCCACACGGGCACAAGTTGCACAGATGCTTCGAGACGAATTGTTCTGAATATAAATTATAAATAAAGATGAGACTTTCGTGCGGTCTCTACGAGTTCGGAACATACCCAAAGAGGTAGGGTTTATACCCTATCTCTTTTTTTGCGTCTATGCTATAAATATTATCGAATGCCTTCGGGGTTCACAAAACACAAACTCGCTTTTAAAGGAGCTACCATAATGAACTTCCAGCGTTATACCGCTGCAGATCTTCCTGCATTGATGGAAAAGATCAATAAGCACAGCATTGGGATGGATGAATATTTTGATCGTCTATTCAAACTTCATGAAACTCAAACAAACTATCCGCCTTACAACCTTATTCAAGTAAATAATGTTGAATCTCATTTAGAGATTGCACTAGCAGGATTTAAGAAAGGAGAAGTCAATGTATACACGGAGTATGGAAAACTTTTTGTCGAGGGTAAACGGGAGGGAGCCGATTCGGACAAGACGTTTATCCACAAGGGAGTGGCTCAAAGAAGTTTTCAACGAGCGTGGACTTTATCCGACGACACAGAAGTACGGGAAGTCACCTTTGAAGACGGACTCCTCAGAATCGTCC